TTGACCGGGCTTTGGTCGATATCGCCATTGCAGGGCAGGGCGCGTGATGGCGTTGATTAATCTCACCCCCGAAACGATGGCAGCCTTTCACCCGGACTTGTTCTGTGTGAACCGTTTGCCCATTGCCACTTTTGCCCAGCAGTACGCCACTGCGATGGCGGTTGTTCGCCAGCCCATGCCACCTGCTGCCTGCCAGCTGTTGGCCGAGCTCGAGGCCGTTGTGCTGGCCAGGCGGGTGGCGTGATGCTGGTTCAAATTGACCCCCAACACCAAAAAGCCCGGCGACTTGCAGGTTGTGCGCACATCGTGATTGCCATTCAGCCTGACGGCACGCTACACCTGCAGGCCTTTCGCCGGGGTGGTTTCAATGCGTCTTATGCCGACAAGCAGGGCTCGGTTCTGGCGCAAATCCCGGCGTTGCTGGCTGAACTGCGCAACGAACTGGCGGCTGATGACGCTAAGTCGTCTGCAGGCGAGCCGTTAATGTCTGTGCCTGCTGCTGTCGTTATCGCGGACGAGATTGATTTCTGGTCGAACTCGGGTGGTCAGGTAACTATTGATCCCAACTGCCGTGAGGTTGTCGATCTGGTAGGCCAGCCAGCCGTAGCCCCGGTGCCGCATCCAGATTCTGAATCCGCCATCTTGGCGTGCGGCAATGTTTAGGCCTGGCTTGTCTTCTATCAGGACGTCGCCGTTTGTCTCGGCCAGTTCTTCTCGGCTGAGCGGGACTGAAGGCGTCATGTCGGCCCGCATCAATGCCAGCTTGCGCAGCAATGCATCGAGCTGTGTTGCATCTAAGTCTTCATGGATGTCCAGATGCACGCTGCTGGCGTCTGCGCTGAGTTTCATGGCCGGGGCCTTTCGTGGGTTGTTGTGGAACTCCCAATGTAAAGCAACCCCGGCCGCCACTGCCCAGCTTGACGAGTCGGCGCTGCTGGCCGTGGCGGTCGGCATGGCGCCCGGTTTTCGTGATGCCTTGGCGGCGTCATCTTCTGTTTTGGCTTGCACTACCGCAACTTCCGCCGTACGGCCGGGGTGGCTCCTTACCTCACACATGGATCACAGCGCACGGGCCGGTGCGCTGCGTTTCGTTCGTCGGGGTGGTGCGGGTTCTTTTATCACTGCTGAAGGAATTTGCCATGAGTGACCTGAATGCGGAGAAGTCGCGCAAGCTCTCGCGCCTGGCGCAAGACGTACTGGATATCGTGAACCTGGCCCAGCGCCGTGGCCGCATGGATATGACGCTGGCTGAACTGGTGCATGCGCTGCGGGCGCAAAGGCCGGACGCGGCGATTGAGAAGTCGACCCTGTCGCGTGAGCTGACGCACCTGGCGCTCGATGGCCTGCTGTTGCGCCGCTCGGTGAAGCGCAAGTCGGCCTGGGAGGTGCTGCCGGCTGGCATGGATCAGCAGGCTTCGCCTTCGTCGTTCGCTTATTACACGCCCGGTGCGCGCTCTGTCTTGCCTGCAGTGCCTGCCGTTGCGGCTGACTGCTACTGATATCTATGGTTTTTCACATGGCTAGAAACGGATTTGCTCTCCCGCTTGAAAAGCAGTCTCACCGCCTGCCTGCCACTGTGTTCTTTTGCGGTGTGTTTCTGGTGACAAACAAAAAATGAACTACTACAAGCGGCACATCGGCGATTACATGAAGGATGCCAGCCATCTGAGCCTGCTCGAGCATGGCGTCTACATGCGCCTGCTGGACGTGTACTACACGCGGGAGTCGGCCATTCCAGTTGACCAGGCAGCACGGCTGATCAGTGCGCGCTCGAAAGATGAAAAGGAAGCGCTGGCCGTGGTGGTTGGCGAGTTCTTCACGATTGAGGCTGGGTTCTATAAGCAAACCCGGTGCGACTTTGAAATCAGCTCCATGCAGCAAAAAGCAGAAACCAATAGGGAAGTTGGAAAGCGTGGTGGCCGACCTAAAAAAGTAACCGCGATGGTTCCTGAATATGCCGACTATGGAAACCCAGAAATAACCCAGATGGTTTCTGAAATTAACCCAGACGTAACCCTAGCCACTAACCATAAGCCAGTAACCAATAACCAAACACACACAGCAGGGGTCGACCAACCACCTGGTGAGCCTGACGGCTCGGTGTGTGTGTTGGTTTGCAATGCAATGCGGGATGCCGGGATCGGGGACACGAACCCATCGGATGCCAGGCTTGCCGTGCTGGTGGGCGAAGGGGCGACGCCGGGCATGTTCGCTGCGGTGGCGCCGGCTGCGGTGAAGGTTGGCAAGGGCTTTGCCTATGCCTTGGGCATCGTGAAAAACCAGATGGCGGCAGCTGCTGCTATGGCTGATGCGCCAATGGCTGCGCCTGCTGCCCGACTCGGCAAGGCGGATGTCGGCCGGGTGACGGTGGCGAGCAGCCCGAATGCTGACGCTGAACTGCTCCGGCTCAAGGCTGAGGCGGCAGCACCTCGCAGCGGCACGCCGCCCGAACTGCTTGAACGCCGGGCCCAGCGCCTGGCCATGGGTCTGGTGGCTTGACATGCACCAACTGCCTCAAAGCTCAATCCATGCCGCATTGGGGTGGATACAACACACGGTGCGCCCGTTGCTGTGCCCGGCTGGTGCGGTCGGCGCGGCCGGTCAAAGCGTATCAGGAGGCAATGCTGTACGCGATTGCCCTGCGGCCCGAAAACCCAAGCAAGACGGCTGTTTTGGCGGCGCTGAAAGCGATGGATGCGGATGCAGCCGCTCAGCGCTTGGCGTCTGCATCTGCGTCACACATGAACCCTTGAACTGGAAGGCTTGAACCATGCAGATCAGCATCAAAACCAATTTTCCCGATGTGCAACGCCTGCTTGAGTCGATGAACAAGGACGTTGCCAACAAGGCACTGGCCAGCGCATTGAACAAGACCGTGGCGCAGGCTAAGACGGCCATGAGTCGCGAGATACGAGCCGAATTCAACATGAGCGCCAGCAAGGTGGGCGAGTCGCTGCAGATCACCAAGGCGCGGGCTGGCGGTGGGCGCGTGCACCTTGAGGCCAGCCTGCAGTCGCCAAGCAAGCGCGGTCGCAGCCTGAACCTGATTAACTTCATGGAGCGCTCGGTGTCGATGGCGACTGCGCGCAAGCGTGGCAAGGCAGGCACGCTGAACCAGCTGTTCGTGCAGATCAAGAAGGCTGGCGGCAAGAAGGGCTTGAAATCAGCGTTTATCGGCAATAAGGGGCGCACGGTGTTTGTTCGTACCGGCAAGGCGCGGCTGCCCATCAAGGCGCTGCAGACGATTGATGTGGCTGGGATGTTCAACACCAAGCGCATCAACACCAAGGTGCTGGCCATGATCGAGACGAAGTTTCCCGAACTGTTTGTCAATGAGGCGAAGTTCTTTACTGACCGGTTCAACGCTAAAAGGTAATCATGACTTTATTGCAAACCACTCTTACTGCTGTTGTTCTCAGGACTCTGTTGCACTATGAGCCAGCACAAGGAGTCTTTACCTGGCTGGTTGACATCGGGCCTGTACGCATCGGCCAAGTTGCTGGAGCCTTCAATAAAAACGGCTACCTGAAAATTCAGATCAATGGGCAAAAGCACAGGGCGAATCGTCTGGCGTGGCTTTGGGTGCATGGCGAATGGCCAGTGGGTGTGGTCGACCATAAAGACGGCAATACCAAAAATGATCGCTTTGCCAATCTGCGTGATGTGACGCGGATTGCAAACCAGCAAAACCAACGACAAGCTCACAAAAGTAGCGGTACCAAGCTGCTCGGTGTGTCCATGCATTACGGAAAGTATCAGGCTCGCATCCGCATTGGCGGAAAGCAGGTAAGGCTCGGCACATTCGAGACTGCTGAGGCGGCTCACGCTGCTTACTTGTCTGCAAAGCGCGATGGTCACGAGGGTTGCACGCTGTGAGGGGGGTGGGGCATTTGGGTCCTTCCGCAGGCCTTCCAGTACGGGTACTAAAAGAGCGCGGAATCGGGCTAGTTTATTGGGGTTGGAAATGGTGAACGGTGCATGGTGAAGGGTGAATACAGCATGGTAAATGGACCTTCGCAAGCCGCCATTGGCCGGGCTTTGGACCTGTCGCCGGCCTCCATTACCAAGCTTAAAGGGCAGGGCATGCCGGTCGATTCGGTCGAATCTGCCCAGGCCTGGCGTGTGGCGCGGCAAAACATTGCAGCGCGCAAGCCCGAGCCTGCCACCGCCCGGCCTTTCACCTTGCCCGGTGCCGACATGGCGCGCGCCCAGGCGGTGCCCATGGACCACCCGGACCTGGGCGACGATGCCGACAGCGCGCGCGACGAGGCACGGACCCGGCGCGAGATTTCCGAGGCCAACATTTCCGAGATGCGCGAAGGCGAGCTGCGCAAGGACCTGATTCGCACCAGCGCGGTCAAGGCAACGCTCGCGGCCGTGTTCGCGACCACGCGCGATGCGCTGCTGCAGATCCCGGCCCGGCTGGCCCCGCTGCTGGCCGCCGATGCCGACCCTGCCAATGTGCAAAACACGCTGCATGCCGAAATCCACCAGGCGCTGATGACGCTGGCCGGCGCGCCCGCCCGCATTGGCGAGACCGAAAGCGAACTCGAATGAGCGCGCGCGACCTGCCCGACGATGAGGCCCGGGCTGCCGCACTGGTGGAGCAGATGCTGGCGCGCTTTTTGGCGCCGCCGCCGCGCATCGACACCGCGCAGTGGGCAGCCCAGTACCGCCATATTGCAAAGGGGCCCGAGCGTGGCCTGTGGCGCAACGAACGCACGCCCTACCTGGTCGAGCCCATGCAGTGCGCCAGCAGCCACACGCCCTATGAGCGCGTGGTGCTGTGGTTTGCCACGCAGCTGGGCAAGTCTGAAGTGCTTTACAACTCGGTCATGCAGCGGATCCACACCGACCCGCAGGACATGATGATGGTGCAGCCCACGCTGCAGGACGCGCAGGACCACAGCGCCCAGCGTTTCCTGCCCACCATCATGCAAACGCCTGCCATGCACGGCAAGGTGGCTGTGCGCAAGAGCCGCGACGAGTCCACCAGCTGGCGCAGCCGCTCCATTCAGGGTGGCTTCACCGTGTTTTTCGGTGGGGCCAATTCGGCCAGCAGCCTGGCGTCCAAGCCGCTGGGCTTTGCCGTGGCCGACGAGGTGGACAAGTGGCCGGCCGACGTCGACAACGAAGGCCCGCCGCTCGGTCTGCTGGAAGAGCGCATGAGCAACTTCAGCCGGCGCAAGCTGATCATTGCCAGCACCTGCAACATCAAGGGCACCAGCATTATCGAGCGCGAATACCTGGCCAGCGACCAGCGCAAATACCATGTTCCGTGCCCCCACTGCGGCGAAGCGCAGATTTTGCTCTGGGGCGCCAAGACCGACTGGGGCCTGAAGTGGCTCAAGACCGAAAGCGGCCTGGCCCGGCCCGAGACGGCGGTTTACATCTGCCGGCACTGCGGCGCTGCCATTGAAGAGCATAAAAAAGAAGGCATGCTGGCCAACGGCATCTGGATTCCCGATGCGCCCGGCGCCGGGCTGGGCAAGCGCGCTGGTTTTTGGCTCAACAAGCTGTATTCACCGCTTGGCTGGAAGGGCTGGCCAAGTCTGGTCGAGGAATGGGAGCAGGCCCAGCAAGCCCGGCAGGCCGGCGACAGCTCACCGCTTAAAAAATTCTTGAATTCCAGCCTGGCTGAGACCTGGGAAGAAACTGGCAGCGGCGGCGACAGCCGCGCCCTGGCCGCACGCGCCGAAGATTACGAGCTGGGCACCGTGCCGCGCGGTGGCCTGATGCTGGCCATGGGCGTTGACACCCAGCCCGACCGGCTGGAAGCCCGGGTCTGGGCCTATGGCCGGGGCGAAGAAAGCTGGCTGGTGGCGCGCCACATCATCTACGGCGACCCGAACCTTGAAGAAAACACCGAGGGCAGCCCATGGACGCGCCTCACTGAAATCCGCAGCACGCCCATCGTGCACAGCAGTGGCGCGCAGATGGTCATCGAGGCCACCGGCATCGACACCGGCGGTCACAACACCCACGCGGTGTACGGCTACTGCCGCGCCCATGCCCATGCCCAGGTGCTAGCGTTCAAGGGTGCCAGCACCTACGGCAAAGCGGTGCTGGGCAAGCCCAGCCTGATCGACGTGACCTGGCGCGGCAAGACGCAGGCGCGCAGCCTAAAGCTCTGGCCCATTGGCACCGACACTGCCAAGCACCTGCTGTACGGACGCATGCGCGTCACGCAGGTGGGCCCGGGCTATGTGCACACGTCCAAGAGCCTCATCGGCACCGACGAATTCGAGCAGATGACCGCCGCGCGCCTGATGCCCGTCACCGTGCAGGGCAAGGCCAGCATGCGCTGGATCACACCGCACGGCAAGCGCGAAGAGGGCGGCGACTGCATGGTGTACGCCTATGCCGCCGCCTGCCACCTGGGCATCCAGACCTACCGCGAGCCGGGCTGGGCCCGGCGTGAAGCGAAGTTTGCGCCGCGCGAGCCCGATTTATTTACTAAAACAGCGCCTAGCGTACAGCCAGCGGGCGCAGACAGCTATCAAAAAAGTAGCGAACAAGTCAAACAAGACCAGCCTGTATTCGTCGCGCGTCCTGCCCACGTCGCGCGTCCCTTTGCCCGCGACTGGTAACCCAAGCATGCCCCAAACCACACCCAAACTGCAGCAACTGTTCCAGACCGAGCCCGACCTGGTGGACCGTATCTTTGACTACATCCTGTCCGATCCCGCCATGGCCGCCGCCATGCGCGGCATACAAGGCAAGGAAGGCGACCCGGTCAGCCAGCTGAAATCAGCAGTACGCGCAGAGTTTCGAGGCGAGGAGTGCTACATCTCGGGGCGCAAAGTCTCGGCGCACGATGTGCTGTCGCTGTTCAATGGGCGCAACGCCAGCGAGGTGGCGCGTCGGCTCAATGTCAGCCGCGCCACGGTGTATCGCCATATCAAGCAGCCCGGCCGAACACCGGCGGCGATTGAAAAACAGTCTCAAGTTTCCGGGAAATGAGACAGCCCGGCGGTTAATTTAGTCGCTTTACAGCCCGACTAAACCACCCACACCCATGGCATTCACACAAACCGACCTGGACAACATCAACGCCGCCGTCGGCACCGGCGAACTGTCCGTCGAGGTCAATGGCCGAAAGGTGGTTTACCGCAGCATTGACGACCTGGTCAAGGCGCGCAACCTCATCGCCAACGACCTAGCAGCCGCCAGTGTCGCCGCCGGCACCACCCGGCGCGGCAGCTTTCGCGTCAATTTCTCCACCCACCGGGGCGACTAAATGGCCGCAAACCTGCTTGACCGCCTGATCGGCATCGTTGCCCCCGACACTGGCCTGCGCCGCCTGCGCTCGCGCGCCTTGCTGGAGCGCGCTTATGAAGGCGCCAGCCCACGCGACGGCTGGCGGCCGCGCCGCCCGGGCGCCAGCGCCAACACCGACCACCGCGCCGACGCTGCCACCTTGCGCATGCGCGCCCGCGCTCTCGTGCAGAACTCGCCCTACATCAGCCGGGGCCTGGAGTCGCTGGTGTCCAACATCATCGGCACCGGCATCTCGCCGCGCAGCCTGGCCGGCAATGCCGACGCTATCGACCAGCTCTGGAACGACTGGTGCCGCGTCGCCGACGCCGACGGCCGGCTCGACCTGTACGGCCTGCAGGCTGCCGCCTACCGCGCCATGGAGCAAGACGGCGAAGTGCTGATCCGCCTGCGCAACCGCCGCACCGAGGACGGCCTGCCCGTGCCGCTGCAGCTGCAGCTGCTGGAGATCGACTGGCTCGACAGCAGCAAGCACGGCACCAACGGCCCCAACTGCATCACCAACGGCATCGAATACGACCCGCTTGGGCGTGTGGCCGCCTACTGGCTCTACGACCAGCACCCCGGCGAAATCAACGCTTACAACCGGGTTCGCGCCAGCAGCTACCCGGTACCCGCCGCCAGCATGATCCACCTGTACAACCCAAATCGGCCGGGGCAGGGGCGCGGCTTCACCCGCCTGGCGCCCATCATTGCTCGGGTGCGCGACCTGCAGCTGTACGAAGACGCCGAACTGCAGCGCAAGAACTTGGAGACGCGCCTGTCGGTGCTCGCCAGCGGCGATGTCGCCAGCATGAGCATGACCGAAAGCGAAAGCGAGGGCGCCGTGCGCGCCACCGGCGAGCTGGGCACGCTGGCCAGCGGCGGCATCACCCAGGTCCCCGCCGGCGTGAACCTCACCGTGGTCGAGCCCAAGGCCGCGCCCGGCTACGTCGATTACGTCAAATACCAGCTGCACCTGATTGCCGCCGGCATGGGCGTGACCTACGAAATGCTGACCGGCGACGTTCGCGAGGTCAACTTTTCCAGCGCCCGCGTGGCCTTGCTCGAATTTCGGCGCGCTGCCGAGCAGACCCAGTGGCTCACCTTGATCCCCAAGATGCTCGACCCGATCTGGCGCGCCTTCATCGACGCCGCCGTGCTGTCGGGCAAGCTGCGCAGCGCCGACTACACGCTCGACTGGTCCACTCCGAAATGGGACTACGTCAACCCCGAGCAGGATGTCAAAGCCGACCTGGCCGAAATCTCCGGCGGCCTGTCGACCATCAGTGAAAAGCTGCGCCGGCGCGGCTACAAGCCCGAGCTGGTATTTGCCGAACTCAAGAGCGACTTTGATCGCCTGCGCAAGGACGGCACACTGGAGCTGCTGCTGCAGTTGCAGACTGGCCAGGCACCACCAGTCAACCCTGTTCCAGCCAGGCCTGAATGAATCGTCTCATTTTTGACGGGCTCATCAGTCTAGGCCCGCATCGCCTCCTGCGCAGCCTTGGCCAAAAAGCCTGAGCGCGTCATGTGGTGCGCGCTGGCCCAGGCGTCAATCTGCTGCACCAGGTTGCTGGGCAGGCTGACGTTGAGGCGCACCGGCCGGGTGTCAATGCGGCTCACATCCACGTCGGCGAGCAACCAGACGCCGCCGCTGTAGTTGGGGTCCGCCGCCAGCACCTCCAGCGCGCTGGGCGGCGGCACAGTTTCGGGCTCACCGTAAAAATGCGCCTGCACTGCTTCCTGAATCGCGCCGGGCAGGTCGGCCCATTCATCAGCCGCCGCAAAGCAGCCCGCAAAGTCGGGAAACGTCACGCTATGGGCGTGCTGCTCATCACCCATGTGCACATAGACCGGATACAACATATCAACTCCTGACAAAAGGCCTCACAGGCCCGCTTGCTTAAAGATACTGCGCACCGTGGGCAGCAGCAGGTCTTTTTTGGGGTGCGGCACCGTCACCTTGCCGGGCTTGACGGCATGCTTGAACTGGTGATGCGACCCCACCACATGCACCAGATACCACCCGTCAGCCTTGAGTTGCTTGATGATTTCGGCGCTTTTCATGGGTTAATTATGCACACAACTACACAAAAATATACCCAGTGAGGTTAAACGGGGTGTTGTGCCAATCATTTTGTCGTCTTTGATAAATCGTCTCATTTTTCCGGGAAATGAGACAACCGCCGCCCGACCATAGGCGGCATGACAGAGAAAAACCGCTTTCTTCCCACGCAGTTGCGCGCTGCATCGGTCGCGCCATCGACGTACAACGCCGCCGAGCGCACCGTTGAAGTCGTCTGGACCACCGGCGCCCGGGTGCGCCGCATGGACTGGTGGAGCGGCCAGGCCTACGACGAGGAGCTGGTGGTCGATGAATCGGCCATCGACATGACCCGCCTGAACAATGGCAGCGCGCCGGTTCTCAACACGCACAGCAGCTACACCCTGGATGATGTTATCGGCGTGGTCGATCGCGCTTGGGTGGCCAGTGGCGAGGGCCGCGCCGTGTTGCGCCTGTCTGAGCGCGAGGAGGTCGCCGGCCTGGTGCGCGACATCGAGTCGGGAATCATTAAGAACATCAGCTGCGGCTACAACGTCCGCAAATACGAAATCATCAGTGCCGCCAACCGCACCGACGGCGGCACCGTTCCCCTTTACCGCGCGGTGGACTGGGAGCCGGCCGAATTGTCGTTCGTCCCCATCCCGGCCGATGCCCTGAGCGGCACCCGCAGCGACACCACACGCGGCAGCGCGTGCGAATTCTCAATCACCGCTGCAGCGCCAGGCGCTGCAGTACATCGGGCAGCCGCCCACACCCCCCAGGAGTCTTTCATGGATCCAGTTATCGAAGCCGGCGGCGCACCAGTGACGCCCGCCACCGTTCCAGCCACCACCGCACCAGCCGTCATTGACCACGCTGCCCGCGCAGCCGACATCACCGACCTGTGCGTTCGCCACGGCACGCCCACGCTGGCCTCCGGCATGATCCGCAGCGGCCAGACGCTCGACCAGGCGCGCGCCGCCGTGCTGGCCGAACTGGCTGTGCGTGACGCCAACTCGGGCGGACACCGCAACGTCACCGGCATCCAGACCGTGCAAGACGGCATGCAGGTGCGCATGGCCGGCATCGAGCAGGCTATCCTGCACCGCGTCGCGCCGGGCACCAAGCTCGACGACAACGGCCGCCAGTACCGGGGCATGAGCCTGCTAGAAATCGGCCGCGACTTCCTCGAAGCGCACGGCGTGCAGACGCGCGGCCAGGACCGCATGCAACTGGCTGGCTCCATCTTGCATTTCCGCGCAGGCGGCATGCACGGCACATCAGACTTTTCCAGCCTGTTTGCCAACGTGGCCAACAAGCGCCTGCGCAACGCCTACGACGAAAACCCCGGCACCTACGCGCTGTGGGCGCGCCGCGCGCCGAACGCGCCCGACTTCAAGAACCTGTCGGTGGCCCAGCTCTCCGGTGCGCCCGATCTGCTGCAGACCAATGAGCACGGCGAGTTCAAGTACGGCAAGATGACCGACGGCGGCGAATCGTATGCCGTCCTCACTTACGGCCGCATCGTCTCGCTGACGCGCCAAGCCATCATCAATGACGACCTGCGCGCCTTCGAGCGTCTGGTGTCAGCCTTTGGCTTTGCCGCCCGCCGCCTGGAAAACCGCACCGTCTATGCCCAGCTCACGGCGAACGCCGCGCTGGCCGATGGCGTCGCGCTGTTCCATGGCACGCATGCCAACCTGGGCGCCGGCGCCGGCAGTGCATTGCAAATGTCCGCACTGACAACGGCGCGCACCGCCATGCGCCTGCAAAAAGGCCTGGCCGGCGAAGAGCTAAGCCTCGCGCCCAACTACCTGATCGTGCCCGCCAGCCTGGAGCAGACCGCCTACCAGTTGACCAGCAGCAACTACGTGCCGGCCAAGCAGAGCGACGTGAACGAATTCCGCGTCGGCGGCCGCACCGCGCTCGAAGCCGTGGTCGAGCCAATCCTGGACGCCAACAGCGCCACCGCCTGGTACCTGGCCGCGTCGAACTCGCAGGTTGACACCGTCGAGTATTGCTACCTCGACGGCGCCGAGGGGCCAATGATCGAGAGCGATGTCGGCTTTGAGACCGATGGCATCAGCTACAAGTGCCGCCTCGATTTCGCCGCCAAGGCCATCGACTACCGCGGTGTCTACAAAGCCGCCGGCGCCTGATCGCCACACGCCAAGCGCCGGGAGCCATGCCCCCGGCTGCCCGCACCCAACCTTTTGAATCCTGGAGTAGCTCATGAAGAATTTCCTACAAGCCGGCAGCATCCTGTCGCTGATCGCCCCTTACGCACTGGTCAGCGGCGACGGCCTGCTGGTCGGCTCCATCTTTGGCGTGGCCACCAATGCAGCCGCTAGCGGCGCACCGGTCGAGGCTTATGTCGACGACGGCGTGGTCGCTTTGACCTGCCTGTCCACCGACACCGGCGGCGTCGGCACCAAGGTGTACTGGGATAACACCAACAAGCGCCTGACCACCACCGTTGGCTCCAACTCGCTGGTCGGCGTGCTGGTCGTCGCCAAGCTGGCAGCGGAAACTACAGCCACCGTCCGCTTGAACGGCGTATCGGTCTAAACCGTTTCACAGCATGTCCGTGCCCTTCGCCGCTCTGGAAGAACGCCTGACCAAGGCAGTCTTTTCACGCCTGGCCAACGTCGAGACGACGCTCGCCGGGGTGGTGGTGCGCGGCATCTTCGACAACGCCTATGCGCTGGCCGACGTGGGAGGTGCCGGAATGGCATCTACACAGCCCACGCTGACGCTGCCCACGGCTCAGATCCCACCAGTCGTCATAGACTGGTTTCGCCACTATGCCGAGCCGTTTGACCTGGCCGACCTGCAGCTGCAGATCGCCGGCGGCACTTACAAAGCCGTGGCGCATGAGCCTGACGGCGCCGGCGTGAGCCTGCTGCTGCTGGAGCGCGTCGCATGAAGAGCGCATTTCACGCTATTGCTGAGCAGATCGTGGCCGCGTTGGTGGTTGCGCCCGCGTTGGCCGGTGGTCGGGTGTTTGTCAAACGCTTGCGTCCGCTGCCGGTCGGTGTCAGCACCGCCATTGTCGTGCGCTGGGAGCAGTCCACTGCGCAGGAAAACGTGCTCGGCGCCCACGACTGGGACACCCCTTTTGTGGTCGAGTGCTATTCGCGCGGCGACGCCTATGACCCCGACAACCAAGCTGCCGATGCGCTGCTGGTCGAGGTCTGGGCGCGCTTGGCCGTTCTCGACGCATCTGCGCTGGGCGTGACGGCGCTGAGCGTGAGCCCGTCGCTCGACTGGCAGACGGTCGAAGCCGAAACTTCTGCCGAATGCGTCTCCATCCGCCTGAGCGTGCAGCACCGCACGCCCGTGTCCTCCCTCAATGCCTGGAGCTAACTGATGCCCAACGATTCACCGCTGCCAGAAATTGACTTGGTCAGCCCTGCGCCCGATATTTATCAGTTGCCCGCCGTGCTGCAAGAGCCACGCGCCGGCGGCAACTACTTGCGCGACCCGGTCACGGGCGCGCTGACCCTCAACCCAGACCACCCCGCCGCCCCCGGCAACCAGGAGTAACCCATGCCGAACCGCCTTATCCGCAACACCGCCATCCTGCTCAAGCAGGAAGTGACCTACGGCCTTGATCCAGTTCCCACCGGCGCGGCCAATGCGCTGCTGGTGTCCAACTTGTCTATCAACCCGTTCAGTGCCAGCAATGTCGACCGCGACAACATCCGGCCGTTTCTGGGCGGCTCCGAGCAACTCGCAGGCACGCGCTATGTGACGTGCGGCTTTGACCTGGAGCTGAGTGGCGCCGGCACTGTGGCCGTGGCACCCGCCTGGGGTCCGGCCTTGACCGCGTGCGGCTTTGCCGAAACCCTGACTGCCACCTTTCGCGCCGACTACACCCCGGTGTCAACCGGCTTCAAGTCGGCCACCATCTACTGGCACGACGACGGCTTGTTGCATAAAGCCACCGGTTGCCGTGGCAATGTGGTGTTCAAGCTCGGCGTTGGCCAGCGCCCGGTCATGTCCTTTAGCTTCACCGGCCTGTACAGCACGCCAACGGTCGTCGGCAACCCGGCGGTCACGCTCACAGCCTTTCGCGCGCCACAGATCATCATGGATGCCAATACGGGCGACCTCATCCTGGGCGGCACGCACGCAGTCGGGGTTGCGCCAGCCATCACGGCCGGATCACCCTTCGCCAGCCAGGGGATCGAGATCGACATGGGCAACAAAGTTGACTTCAATGCGCTGCTGGGCGGCGAAACCGTTGACATGACCCAGCGAAGCGTGACCGCCAAGGTCATGTTTGACTTGTCGGCTGCTGAAGAAGCTGCCGCCTATGCTGCCGTCGAAGCCAATACGCTGACCTCTGTCGGCCTGCAGCATGGCACCGTGGCCAGTCAGAAAGTCATGTTCTTCATGCCCTCGGTGCAGCGCATCAACCCGTCCAAAGGCGATGCCAATGGCAAGCGCCTGGTCGGCTTTGATCTGCGCGCCGTGCCAGTCAGCGGCGATGACGAAATCCGCATTGTTACCAGCTTCTAAGTCGCCTACATCGCCAAACCTCTTTAATCGAGCACCATGAAATACAAAGTCGTCATTTCCAACACCATCCACACCCGCGTCAAGGGTTTTTACAAGGACGAATCGGGCGTGTCCAAGCCCTTCACCTTTGAGATGGTGCAAGACCGCCTGGACCAGACCGCGCTTGACGAGGTCATTGGCGACAAGAGCGAAAACACGGCCGAGTTCATCCGGCGCATCACCCGTGGCTGGAAAGGTCAGCGCCTGGTGCTGACCGAGGATGACCAGCCGGCCGAGTTCTGCGCCGAAGCGCTGGATGCGCTGCTCAACATCACCGGCATGGCCAATTTTTGCTTCCAGGCCTACGTCGGCCAGGTGCTGGTGAAGGAAAAAAACTAGCAGAGGCTGCGCGCCTGTGGGCGCGCGGCGACTTTGCAGGCGAAGCGGATCAGGCTCAGGCCGTGGCCATCGTGGATACCGCCCTGGCGGCGTTCGGTCTGGTGGCTGACGCGCCGGTGGTGGCAGAGGAGGAAATTTTTTACCTGTGGCCGGACAACCTGCCGGCCTGGCAGCTGTTCCAGCGCTGCGGCACCCAGTGGCGCAGCAGCATGGCCGGGCGCGAAGGGCTGGACTACGCCGGCGTGCAGGTGGTGATGGGCATGGCGCACATCCGCCCGCGCCAGCGCCGCCAGCGCTTTGCCGAATTGCAGGTCATGGAGTCGGCGGCGCTGAAGGCGTGGGCAGAGCAGCAAGCAACAACGAACTAGGGGCGCACGGGTATGGCAGACGCAAGAATCACGCTGGGCGCAGTGGACAACACCCGCGCCGCCTTCGAGTCGGTCAAGGGCAACCTGCAGGGCCTGCACACGCAGGCGACGGCCGTCATGGGCGCGCTCGGCGCCGTCGTGTCGGTTGCCGGGCTGGTCGCCTGGGTCAAGGCCACAGTCGATGGCGTCGATGCGCTCAACGATCTCAAGGACGCCACCGGCTCGACCATCGAGAACATCAGCGCACTGGAAGACATTGCCCGGCGCACCGGAGGCAGCTTTGAGACCGTCAGCACGTCCATGCTCAAGTTCAACGGCGTGCTCAACAACGCCAAGCCCGGCTCCGACGCCGAGCTGGCGCTCAAGGCCCTGAACCTCAACGTCAAGGAACTCAAGGCCATGGACCCGGCCGACGCGCTGCTCAAGACCGCCACGGCCATGGCGGGGTTTGCCGACGACGGCAACAAGGCGCGCCTGATGCAGGAGTTGTTCGGCAAGAGCACCAAGGATATGGCTGCTTTCCTCAAAGACCTGGCCGAAAAAGGCAAGCTGGTTGCCACCGTCACCACCGAGCAAGCGGACGAGGCCGAAAAGTTCAATAAAGAACTGGCGAACATGGGAAAGAACGTCAGTGACGCATCCCGGGCGCTCGTGGGGCCGCTGGTCACGTCGATCAATGAGGTCATCAAAAAATTCAAAGAAGGGCGCGAAGCTCGCAAAGGGTTTTTTGAGATTGCTTCCGAGCAGTACTGGAGCAATGTCGGTGAACAAAAGAAAATGCTGGCCGGCAACACAGGTGGCGCAACAGGAACCTGGAACGGTGGTGCCACAGGCACATGGGGAAGTCCTGTTGCAGAACCCGCCAAGCCCAGCGTCGGCAATGTCAAAACCGCCGCCGAGATTGCCGAAGAACTTCTCAAGCGCAAAAAAGCGCTGGCCGACCAGAACAAGGAGTTGTCCGAGCAGGCCAAGCTGCTGGCCGAACTGGCCGGGCTGAGCGGCTCTTTTGCCGAAGACTGGACCCGGCTGAACACGATCTACAAGGCCGGTAAGCTTTCGCTTGAAGGCCTGACCAAGGCGCAGGCCGAGCTGCTCGCCAAGCAGCCGGCAATGAAAGCCGCGAACGATGCCGAGGCCAAGGCCGCAGCGCTGGCCCAAAAAGCCTTTGAAGACGCTGACAAGGCCCGGCTTGACTACAACAAAAGCGTGGCTGACGGTCTGGACAAGCTCCAGGCCGACACCAGCGCACTGGAAGGCCGCAATGCCCGCCTGGGCTTGGGCGCGCTGGCCATTGCCGAACTGGATGCCGCTGAGCTCGAGCTGCAGGCTACCAAGCTTGACGGCCTGGCAATTGACCGGCTGGTGCAGTACCAGGACACCGTCAACTACGAAATGCTCAAGCTGCAGGCCGAGGAAAAGCGAAAGCTGGCCACCTTGACACGCGAAGGCGCGGGCAAGTCGGTGGCAGTCGAAGAGGCCAAAGCCGCTGCCAGCGAATGGGAAAAGACCAGCGACGACATTGGCCGCGGCCTGACCGACTCGCTGTTCCGCGCCTTTGAGTCGGGCAAAGGCTTTTTCTCGACCCTGTGGAGCGGCATCAAAAACCTGTTCAAGACCACCGTCCTCAAAATGGTCATTAACCCGGTCAGCACGGCGGTCAGTGGCGCGGTCGGCAGCGCGCTGGGTCTGCCCGGCGCGGCCAGTGCCCAAACCGGCAGCGCTGGCGGCGGCGCGGGTGACATGCTCAGCGCGGGCAAAGGCGTCTATGACGCCATTACCGGCGGCTTTGCCAAGCTCGGCGCAAGCGTGAGCAGCCAGTTCTCCAGCTTTGCCGTCAGCAGCGCCGGGCAGTCCATGGGCCTGTCCACCACCGTTGAGGCCATGGGGCCGGCCATTGAAGGCGGCCTGGCGCCCACCATGAACGTCATGACCGAAAGCGCCTCGTCCATGGCCTCTGCGGCGGGCAGCTTTGCCGCTTCAGCCGGCGGCGTGGTGGCCGGCGTGATGCTGGGCCGGACCATTGCGGGCGACAAAATCGTGCTTGGCATGAACGGCACCACCACCTCGGCCATTGGCGCGGCCATTGGCCTGGCTGTGGGCGGGCCGCTCGGCGCGGTGATCGGCGGCGTCATTGGCGGCACGGTCAACCGGGCATTCGGCATGGGTGCGAAAAAGATGACGGATGAAGGCCTGGTCGGCACGCTCGGCACAGACGGCGCTGATGTGCAGAACTTTGCCTCATGGCGCAAAAAAGGCGGCTGGTTTCGCTCCGACAAAACCGGTACCGACTACAGCGCCGTCAACTCGGACCTGCAAAAGTACCTCGACTATTCGGTGGTGGCCATTGGCAGCAGCACCAAAGCGTATGCCGAGGCCATTGGCCTGAGTGCCAGCACGGTCGCGGGCTTTACCCAGTCAATCAACCTCAGCCTGGCCGGTTTGGACGGAGCGGGCCAGAAAAAAGCCATTGACTCGGCCTTGTCCGGCTTTGGCGATGCGATGGCCGAGCGCTTCGGCCTGGCCAGCCTGGCCAAAGACGGCGAGACCGCCAGCGCAGCGCTGGCCCGGCTGGCCACCAGCCTTGTCTCGGTCAATGCGGTGCTGGACACGCTGGACCATGCGCTGCTGGCCACCAGCGTGGCCGGTGCGGACGCGGCCAGCCGCCTGATTGACGCCTTTGGCACGGCTGACACCTTTGCCCAGGTAACGGCCGCGTACTTTGACACTTTCTACAGCGAGGGCGAGCGCCTGGCCAAAAGCCAGTCGAACCTAACCCGGTCGTTTCGCGCTTTAGGCATGGCGCTGCCGACCAACAATGACGAGCTGCGCGCCATGGTCAGCGCGCTGGACTTGAACACCGATGCCGGCCGCACCGCCTACGCTGCCCTGCTCAAGCTGGCGCCGCAGTTTGCCCAAACCACCCAGGGACTGGCCAAGCTGGCGCAGGACACGGCAGACACGCTGCTAAAAGCATTCACCGGCAACGGTCAGCTTACACCGGCACTTGAAGCGGCGCAGCTTAATGTGGATAACGTCACCAGATCGCTCACGCTGATTGACGCGCTTCCCGTAGGAACGTCGATGGAGGAGGTGAACCAATACCTGGACAGTCTTGACAACGCGCCCCTGGTCACGGCGTTTCAGCAGATCAATAAAGTGCTCGGCGACTCGGCGTCCGGCGTCATCACCTTTGCGACTGCCACCGCTAGCCTGAGCGAGCAGCAGACGGCCGCGCAATCGTCTGCCGCGCTGCTGACCGATCAGATCGTCACCCTCAAAGACAATGCCGACGCCGCAAAGATCAACTTTGCCGGCCTGGCCGGGGCACTGGCCGGGGTCGATACCGCCACTTTTGTAAGCACCATCGGCTTGGTTTTTAAAAACCTAGCCGAGCGGATTCAGGGCGTGATCGGCGACATCACCGCTGAGCGCCTCGCGGTGCGCGAAGCGGCGCTGCAGATCATCAATCCCACGGTTATGAGCCGAGAGGCCATTTCTCGAGGCATTGCAGCGCAAGCCGTGACCTTGCCGGGCAATGCTGCTGTGTTGGCTGCTTCAGCTGACTTGATTGGCAAAGACCGCATTTATGCCGCTGCCACTGCCGCCAGCACAGACGCTGCAACCATTGGCAAGGCCGCTGTATCCGGCGCGCAGTCGGCTTTGGATGGCAGCATTGCCAAATACCAGGCGCTGGCAAGCCAATTCCAAAACGGTGCGGCTGGATACGAGGTGGGCGTGGGCAACGCCTATGGCTACAACGCGTCGACCAACCAGCTTAATGCCTTTGATGGCACCACGACAGACCAGACCAGCACGGGGAGAGCATACCGGCACTTCTTGTCTGACTCGCAAAGATTTAAAGACGCTTTTGGCGAAATTGCCGACGTACTAAAGGGCGGCAATGCTGTGTTGGTCGCCCAAAAGACAGCCGTGGACACCGCCCAGGCCGCCAGCGCGCTTCTAATTGCCGGCACCGAGCAGGGCGTTGCTGCCGCATTGGCTGGCGTCAAAGCAGCGGAGAACAAATTTAAGGCCGAAGCGGCAAGTTATGCCAGCGCCATGCAAGGCTTTGCCATTGACGCCAGCAAGGCCGTGGGCAAGCTGGGCCGGCTGCGCGAAGAAACCGTCAAGTATTACGAAGCACAAAAGGCGCTTTCTGACCTGATGGCCAACAGCGCCGCCGGCCTGCGCGGCACGGTCGCGGACTACAAGTACAGCCAGAAAACGCCGGCTGAGCAACTCGCCGAGCTGCAGGGCAAGTTCTCCACTGCCTTCAGCACCGCCATGTCGGTGCAGCTCGACGGCACGGCGCTGGCCGGTCAAGGCGACAAGCTGAGCGGCTTGCTCAATCCGCTGATTGAAAAACTTAAAGAAACCGGCAACTCCGGCCTGATCGCTGCCTACCTGGCGCAGGCTGAAACCGTCGCGACGCTGCTGGAAAAGACCGCCCCCAAGGACTATGCCGCCGACAGCCTGAGCCTGCTGGGCTCGATCGACACCACGTTGGCCGCGCTCGATGCGTCGAGCAAGTCAGCCGAGTTGATCATCAGCGAAGCGGTGAAGGCGGGCAGCGAAAAGACGGCCGCCGGTTTGAGCGCGGTGATTGCCGCCATCACAGGCAACCCCATCCCGGCTTTTGCGTCAGGCGGTGCATATCAGGGCGGGATGGCGCTGGTGGGCGAAGAAGGCCCCGAGCTGATCAACTTCGACCAGCCCGGTCAGGTCTACACGGCCAGCCAGACCCGCAACATGCTGGCCGGCGGTGGCCAGCAGGCGGGTAACGCCGAGGTGGTGGCCGAACTGCGCGCCCTGCGGCGCGACAACGCAAACATGCGCGCCGAGCTCCAAGCCATTGCCGCGAACACCGGCAAGGTTGCCCGCCTGCAAGACAAGTGGGACCACGACGGCCTGCCTGCTTCTGCGGATGACGCGGTTTTGACGTACTGAGAAGGCCCATGAAACTTATTGTTCCCATTGAAATTTACAGCGTCGGCGAGCTGATCTCCTCCAACCTGGTGGACAAGGGCACTGTCTACAGCCCCCTGACCACCTACGCCTTGGGCGCGCTGGTCAGGCTTGACCCGGCGGTCGACTACATGAACTTTGCCACCGACTCGCGCTACTACAAGTGCATTCAGGGGCCGATCAAAGGAACCCACCCGGTTGACGGTGACACCATGACAGGGTTGGGTGCCGCGCTGCATTGGATCGACGCCGGGCCGACCAACCGGTGGGCGATGTTTGACTCCCTGACGGGAACCAAGACAACGCGCAGCACGGGCATCACCTTTGCCATGGAGAAGGTGGAAAACACCGAGTCACTGGCCTTGATGGGTGTGAGTGGAACCCTGCTGACGGTCAAGGTGACAGCGCCCGAGCATGAGGGGGGATTGGTAATTTACACGTACACGCAGACGCTCAATCGCTACGCGGAAAACGACGTGATTCTGACCGACCTGCCTTACAGTCGCACGGGCACCCTCTCGGTGTCTGTCACCGGCAGCGCCAGTATCGTGACCGTGGTGCGGGGCAACCTGGTGGACTTGGGACCCGTCGAGTACGGAGCGAGCCTGGGCATCACCGACTACAGCAAAAAAGTCACCGATGCGTATGGCCTGACCACCTTCAGCAAGCGCGCATTCAGCAAGCGCCTGAGCGTGCGGGCGCTGTTCAACAACTCCCAGCTAGCCGCCGTCTATAAGCAACTTGCCGCCATGCGCGCGACGCCCTGCATCTGGCTGACGGTGGACGCGTCGTCCGACCCGACTGGCATTTTCTCTGTCCTGAGCACGTTCGGCTACTACCAGAGCTTCCAGATCGAGGTGGCCTACGCCACGCAGTCGTACTGCAGCCTTGAAATCGAGGGCCTTGTCTGATGAGCACGGCCAAGGTACGCCAATCGGCCACTGCTGGAAAAGTGCCAACGGCCGCGCAGCTCGCGCTGGGTGAGCTGGCGGTCAATACCACAGACGGCAAGCTGTTCCTTAAAAAGTCCACGGATGGGGTCGAGTCGGTGGTGGAGGTGGGGTCGGTGCCAGTGGAGGTGTTAGTTGGCCCGGCGCTTGAACTTAACGACAAAGCTCTTAGCGGCATGAAAACCGCCACGTTCAAATCCCAGCTCGCGGGAGCTGCGACTTCAGGCGCGATCACGCTGAACTGGTCGTCAGCGCAAAACCAGCGCCAACCCCAGCCCACCGGCCCGATCACTTACACCTTCGTGAACCCGCCCGGCCCGTGCCACATGCAACTGTTCATCGACTCCGACGGCACGTCTGCACCAAAGACCGTCACCTGGCCCGACTCGCTGACTTGGTTTGGCGCCGTGTGGCAGGGCGCAGCAGGTAAGAAGTCAATCATCAATTTCTGGTTCGACGGCACATCGTACTCGGCGATGGGCGTCAACCAGGCATAAATCTTAACCCCGCAAACTAAGGAAACACTATGGCTGCAATGACCGATTATCTGGAGAACAAACTGATTGACTTCCTGTTCCGAGGGCAGTCTTTTGTGCCTTCTTCGTCCTTGTATGTAGGCTTGCTTAGCGCAACACCCACAGATTCCAGCGCAGGCACTGAAGTAACTGGCAACG